GCGTGGCGACGCGGCGACATCCAGCGCGAGATTTACGCGCGAGCGGGCTGGTGCTGCGAGCACTGCGGGATGGCGTTCGAACCGGGCACGACGAAGGCGGTGACAGCGCGCAATGCCAACGGACAGCCGGTCATCTTGACGGTGCACCACCTGGACGGCAACCCGGCGAATTGCGCATGGGAGAACCTGGTTGCTGTGTGCCAACGATGTCATTTGCACATCCAGGCAGTTTGGCGACCTGGGGGCGTCCTCCCGGCGCACTGGCCACAGCCGCCTACGTGGATAAAAGTTCGTGACCTGGACTATGTTCCGAATGGGCAGCTGCGGCCTATGTTCCGAATGGGCAGCTGCGGCTATGGGCGGAAGAGGCCTGAAATGCGCTACGTGTACCTGGGCGACAAGCTGACCGATCCCGCGCTGCGCGGGTTGCACTGTGATCCCGTGCGGCGTCCTGACGGCAAATGCATCGTCAGCGTGAAGATGGCCTCGGCGCTGGTAGTGGACGCGCAGGGGTGTAGGTACGTGGTGGCGCGGCGGCGGTTACGACTGGCGGAGAAGTAGAACGGAATACCAGGGAGCGGTATGGCGCGAAAGCGGAAAACCAGGCGTGATGAAATCTATGAATGGGTGTGCACGTATGCCGACGAGATGGACGGGCCAACGCCGTCGATCAATGAGATCGCCGGTCACTTCAACCTGAATTACAAAACAGTGTATTACCACGTCATGAAGCTCATCGTCGAGGGACGGCTCCAGCAGGAACGAGGCAAGTTAGTGGTGGTTGGGAGCGAGTGGCTGCAGCCCGAGCATCCGGCCCGGCAGTTGTCGTTTGAGTTCTGATCCTCCATAAGATTATGGCCATAAGATTAGGGAATACCTGGGATGTGGCCGGTACGATAAACTGATGGCATCTCGAAGTCCATCCGGATGCAGAACATCTCCGGGCTGATCACCCGTGAGGCTTACAACCGAGACGCTGCTCACTCTGCGGGGCGGCGAAAGACCACAGGCGGCAGAGCGCGTGTGTTTTGCGTGCATCTGCCGTTTTGTTGTTGGGAATGCCCGCCCGCGCTGAGCCGACACGAGAGCAGATCAGGGTGAGCGTTTAGCCGTGAGGGTCAGGGCGGGCATTGGTTTAGCTTTCGAGGATCGTCAATGTGGGGCTCAGAAAGAAGCAACAGGCGTTCGTTGATGAATACCTGAAGTGCTGGAACGCGGCAGAAGCCGCCCGGCGCGCGGGGTACTCAGAGCGAACCGCCCGGCAGCAGGGCTCCAGATTGTTGACAAATGTTGACATTCAGGCCGCGATCCAGGAGCGGCTCGACGAACTAGCGATGGGTGCGGATGAAGTGCTCGTCCGGCTGGCTGAGCAGGCGCGGGCTGAGTATGCACAGTACATCGTGGTGAAGGACGGGCTGCCGGCCTTCGATTTTGATGCGTGTGTGCGAGACGGCAAGCAGCACCTGATCAAAAAGATCAAGTACGACAAGGACGGCAACCCGGAAGTGGAGTTTTACGACGCGCAGACGGCGCTGGTGCAGATTGCACGGCACCACGCATTGTTCACCGACAAGGCGGAGCATAGTGGTGCGGTCGACGTGGCGATTCCGCTGGCGATGGTCGAAGTCGTATTAGACCGGGATCAGGAGGGGAGGAGCGATGGGCTCGGCGACGCGGACAAGTAGCGCCGTGGCGGCAGAGTCTAAGCTCTATCACATTGTCCCGACGGCTGACGGCCCGTCAAAGGTGCGTCTGTTGCTGCATAAAGGGCAGCAACAGGCCTGGCGCAGCGAGAGGCGCATTGTCGCGGTTATCAGTGGAACGCAAGGCGGCAAGACAACGTTCGGCCCCTGGTGGTTGTGGCGAGAGATTACGCGGAGCGGCCCAGGGGACTATATAGCGGCCACGTCAACGTATGACCTGTTTGCGCTCAAGATGCTGCCAGCGCTGCGCGAAGTGTTTGAAGACGTCTTGGGGATTGTGAGATATTGGGCCGGAGACGGCGTGTTGGAAGTTTGCCAACATAACCACGACGCGGAAAGCAACGTTTGGGTTCCACAGCGGGGCACGTTCGGTGCGCGCAAGGCGTCTGACATCAACCGCATGTGGGCGCGGGTCATTCTACGGTCTGCCTCCAGTAAGGCGGGACTCGAATCGGCTACGGCCAATGCCGCGTGGCTGGACGAATGTGGGCAAGACGAGTTCACGCTCGGCGCGTATGAGGCGGTCATGCGCCGATTGTCATTGAGCCGCGGGCGCGTGTTGATGACCACCACACCGTACAACGTGGGGTGGTTGAAACAGCGCATATACGACAGGTGGAAGTCCGGGGACCCGGACATAGATGTAATCAACTTTCCGTCGATTGTGAATCCGGCGTTTCCGGAAGCGGAGTTTGAAAGTGCACAGCGAACGCTGGATGACTGGAAATTCCGCCTGTTTTACCTGGGTCAATTTGAGCGTCCGGCGGGCCTGATCTACAGCGCGTTTGTGGACCGCTACAAAGACGAAGGCGGCCACAAGGTCAAGCCGTTCAGCTTACCGCCACGCTGGCCCCGGTGGGTGGGGATTGACCCGGGTGCCGTCAACCAGGCGACGATCTGGCTCGCGCACCGCGCGAAGGTCACGAACGGGTGGTGCTGCACTTTGTTGGCAATAAAGGTGAGGTGCAGCAGCGGCTCGACTGGCAGGCGGCGGGGGTTATGAATGTCTCCGAGCCGCCGATCAGCGACGTCGAGAGTGGCATCGACGCGATTATCAGCTTGCTCAAGCAACGTCGTCTGTTCGTGTTCGATACCTGCCAGGGTTTGCTCGATGAGTTCGGCACGTACCGGCGCACACTGAATGAGGTTGGCGAGCCGACAGAGAAAATTCATCACAAGGAACGTTATCACCGGCTTGATGCGCTGCGCTACGCGGTTGTGGGTCTGACTCATGCCCCGGCGCTCCAGGTTGGACGAATTACGGTCAAGCGGCGATGAACTGGTTACAGAGGGTGCTCATGGCGACACGAACGGGGATAGCAGCAGCGGTCCAGACATATCGGTACGGCGCGACGGTTCCGCTGACAACGACGTCGGCCTACGACTTCGCCGAGTGGGACCAGTGGGAAGCGCGGCAGTTCCGCTACCTGCTGCATGACCTCTACTACTTCAACGCCGTCTTTACGTCGCTGGAACGGTTCCGGGTCCAGCACCTTACCGAGCAGGGTCTCTACAAGTTCACCCGGTCGATTTACAACCCGGTGTGGCGGCTGGTCAAGCTGACGGCGGGCAAGTGTTACGGTGCAAGCCTGGACTGGGATGACATGAGCGGCGGTAGCGTGCCGATTGTGGGCGCGACTCCGCAAATCCACGACGCGCTGCGGGTGCTGTGGAAGACGAGCAACTTCGGCGCGACGAAGGTTCTCTATGCTCGCCAGGCGGTGCGCTATGGCGACGGCTTCATCAAAGTCGTTGATGATATGCAGCGCGGCAAGGTGTGGCTCGAGTTTCTGCACCCGGGTCTCGTGTCCGCCATGACCCTGGACGCCGCCGGCCACGTCAAAGAAATCGTGTTTGAGTATGAGCGCCTGGACGACGAGACGGGCCGTCCGTACCTCTATCGCGAAGAGATCGACAAGGAGCGGTTCGCCACCTTCCGCGACGGCGAGCCATACGCCTACACCACCGATGTAAACGGCCAACCTGTGGCGGAATGGGTGAATCCCTATGGCTTTGTGCCGGTGGTACACGTCAAAGCGGAGGACATAGGTCGGGACTTTGGCGCGGCGACGTTTCATGCCACCCTCGACAAGATTGACCACGCCAACAGTCTCGCCAGCCTAATTCACGACCAGGTCCGCAAGACGGTGAACGTCATGTTCTTGCTCTCTGGTGTGGCGTCACTGAAACAGGTCAATCAGCAGAGCGTCACGGACGGCTTGCTGGATGATCACCGGGAACAGGAAGAAATCCCGATCCTGACGGCACCGCAGGGGACTCAGTCTCAACCAATGGTGGCAAACCTCGATCTCGAGGGCGCGTTGCACAAACTCGAGATGCAGCTTGATGAGATTGAGAAGGACTTGCCCGAGCTGTCGCTACACCGGATGCGCGAATTCTCACACCACAGCGCGCCCGCCGTCATGCTGGTGTTCAGTGACGCTTTTGAGCGGTTACAGGAGGTGCGGAGCAACCTGGACGCTGGCTTGCTGCGGGCGTTCCAGATGGCGATCAGCGTTGGTGGTCTGCGGGGGTACCCGGGGTATGAGCCGTTTGGCCTGGATGATTATGAGAAAGGAAACCTCGACTTCCAGATCGGGGACCGACCGATGATCTACGACACGCTGAGCAAGAAAGACCAGCTTGACATGCTGCAACGGACCGAGGCTCCGCCACGCTGGATATGGCGAGAGCTTGGTCTATCTGACGAAGAGATCGCGCAGGCCGAGCTGGACACGCTTAATCGCGAACGGCAGGTGGCGGGCGAAGTGGCCCGTGTCCTGGCGACCGGCGTTCTGGCTGGCGGTGAGGAAGGGTAATGGCGCGCAAGCACGTTCCGGCCTTGCCGCCTGACAAGCTGGCGGCCACGATGCGCAAGCTGCGCAGCTTGCCTATCGGCGACCGGGCCAAGACGTTCCTGGCGCAGATTCTGATCGAGGCGGCGCTGCCCGACCGCAAGGACCCGGACCGGCTTAACGCGACCCAGGCGGAGCATATTCGCACGACGTCGCAGCTCATGACAGACCGGATGATGGGTGTCGTCAAGCGCGCCGGCGCGGCGCTGCTGAACGAAATCAGCGAAGAGGAGTTCGACCGGCTGGTCCGTGAAGCCGAGGCCGCAGAAGAAGAGGGCTGACCGCACGATCGAGGGCATGGGAATTTATGCAGGCTGAGTGTTGGCGGTGAATGAGCAAGCTACTTCGCGTCCTGGGGCTGCTGTACCGGATGCAACCGACTGAGGTGGATGACTTGGCACGCGAGCTACTGGAAGCACGGAAACGAGCCTGGCAAGCGGCCATCGCGGCGGAAGCGCGCAAGGACGGCTACACCGGACCGGTGAACCCGCCCCGACGTGAGGATTTGCGCTATCTGCGCGACCTGTGCCGTCAGGATGCCCAGTCAATCGCGGCGACCTGGAACCGGGACGTAGAGCGGCAGCTTCAGCGGTTGTATGACGCCAACCGGCGAGGCAATCGCCACTACTACTACAAACATATGGAAGCATGGGCCGCCAAGCGGGCCACCTGGAAGTCGCGGCAAATTGCGGTGACGACAGAGTTCTCGACGTGGGCTTATGCACGAGAACGGTACTACGAAATGAACGGCATGAGAGGCGGGCGCTATGTATTCGACGGCCCCCCGCCAGTCTGCGGAGATTGTGTGGAGCTGTTCGCAGCTGGCGTGGTGGATCAGGCGTTCATCCGGAAGCACCCGGCACCGGTACACATCGGCTGTCCGCATCTGTGGACTGCCGTCCGCACGCCGGGGTTAGCCCCGCGCCCATCTGAGTTGTGGGTAGGATGATCAGGAGAAAACCATGAGGGACTTATTGCAATCGTTCGGCGCGCTGTATGCGCCTGACGACTCAAACACCGGAGGTGGGACGTCGCAGACCGGAACCGCGCCGGGTCAACAAGCGGGTAACAGCGGCGCACCGCAGCCGGAGAACGCTCACGAGCAGACCGGAACCGCACCGGGTCAACAAGCGGGTAATAGCTCGGAGCAAGGGGATACGCTGACGGTCACGAAGAATGACCTGGACAAGCGTATCGAAAAAGCGAAACGGTCCGGGGTGCGAGAGGTCTTGCAAGCACTGGGCTTTGCAGACCTCGACACGCCAGACGCCATCCAGCAGGCTCAGGAGAGCTTGGCCGACCTGGTCACGTTCGCCCGGGAACAGCGAGCGGCGCAGATGACCGCCGAAGAGCGGGTCAAGCAGCAGGTTCAGGAAGCCGAGCACCGGGCGACGGCGGCTGAGGCCAAGCTAAAACGGGCCGAAGCTCGTGCTCAGGCGGCGACCGAAGCTCTCCTGGCACATGTAAGGGACGGCGCAGTGCTGGCGGCTGCCAGTAAGGCGAAGCACCCAGACGACGTGCTGATCTGGGCACGCACCTACGCGGCGGACAAGCTGGCGAAGGTGGTGGACGCGGAGAACCTGTTTACCGAGGACGGCGCGATCAATCGCGAAGCGATCAAGGTCAACGAGGACGTCGTCAAGGACATTGTGACGGCGTGCATGCAATCGCGCCGTGACTGGTTTGCGGTGAACGTCCCCGGGTCCCCGTCGAACGCCGGCGGCAAGCCGCCCGGATCGATCACGGATATCGAAAGACGACTGCAAATTGCGCGGCGAACGGCCCGAATGTAGGCCGTCGCCGGGTAACTGAGAGGTGAAGGCATGGCAGACTTGACTATCACCGAGTTCAAGCCGATCTACGATCGCACCTACGAGCAGTATTCCATTCCTGCTGATGAGGCGCTCAGCATCGGCGACGTCGCCCGCGTTGATCCGACGACGGGCGGCGCAACGGGGGCCAACGCCACCAGCGCGGCTGAGGCGAAGGCGCTCGGCATCGTGGCCAAAGACGTGGCCGCGAAGTATACGGCGCTGGTCTTCAAGAAGGGGCTGGCCTACATGGACGGTCTCGGCAGCGTCGACTTCGGTACGGTGCTGTACCTGAGCACCACCGACAAGAAGATCAGCGACACCGATCCAGGCGTGAATGAGCTGCAAACGCTGACGATCACCGGAAGTCCGACCGGTGGCACCTTCACGCTGACCTTCAACGGCCAAACCACAAGCACCATCGCATACAACGCTACCGCTGCTGCCGTCCAGGCGGCTCTCGAGGCATTGAGCACCATTGGCGAAGGTAACGTGATCTGCGGCGGCGGCGCTCTGCCCGGTTCGCCTGTGACGATCCGCTTCGTCAACGACCTGGGCAAGCAGAACGTCGCTCTCATCACGGGTGACTTCTCCGGCCTGACGGGCGGCACCAGCCCCGACGGGTCGATTGCTGAGACGATTGCTGGTGTCCATTCGGTGCCGATTGGTGTGGTTGTTCCGGTTTGGGACAACGTCAGCGCGCCAACCAAAGCCGTGAGCGTGGACTTGTAGCAGGAAGGATAGGAGGGATTGAGACATGCCTACGACGCAAGCTGCGCCCGGTTTTGTTGGTCTTGAGGAGCTGTTTGGCCGTCGTGTCACGGACGTCGGCTGGACCATCGTGAATGATGCGGTGGCGCTGTCGGCACAGCTCCACACGCAGGAACTCAACGCCGTTCTGAGCACGCTAGTGGCCGAGGTCGAGCAGCCCAAGATGCGTTTCCGCCAGCCGGTGGCGACTGAACTCCAGCCGCTCCAGGGGGCGGACGACAACCCGATCCCGGTGTCCGGGTACGATCAGTATGACGTCGCGTTCCCGCTGCGTGATGCTGGTTTTGCCTGGGGCACCAACCGCAAGAGCCGCGTCAAGATGACGGTCGCGGAGGCGAACGACTACACCCTGGTCGGTCTTGTGGCCGACACGCGGTGGATTCGCCGTCACCTGCTGGCCGCGCTCTTTGAGAGCGACTCGTACACGTTCTCCGACCCGGAGTGGGGCAACTTGACTGTGATGCCGCTGGCGAACGGCGACTCGCAGCAGTACCTCAAGGTGGACGGCGAATCGTACACGGACAATCACTACCTGGCTCAGGCAAGTGCCATTGACAACAATAACAACCCGTTCCCGACGATCTACACCGAATTGACGGAGCACCCGACGAACCAGGGCGATCCCATCGTCTACGTGCCGTCGAATTTGCTGTCGTCAATTGAGCTACTGTCGGGCTTCTACGAGGTTCGTGATCCGAACGTGCGCCTGGGCGTCTCCGCCAGCACCGCCGAGGGCTTGCCCGAAACGTCACTGGGCGACCGGGTGGTCGGCTATGTGGATCGTTGCTGGATTGTCGAATGGCGTGCCCTGCCCGACAACTACATGATCGCGCACACCGAACAGGGTGGGCCGGTGGTCGGGATGCGCCAGGAGCCGGAGGCCGAGCTGCGCGGTCTGCGCCCTGAGTTCTTCAATGCCGACGGCAACCACTATGTAAGTCGCTTGCTGCGCACCGCCGGGTTCGGTGTCATGAACCGTATCGGTGCGCTGGTGTACCGCATCGGCAACGCCTCTTACACTACGCCGTCCGGCTATGACGCTCCGCGCAACATCTAGTACGGTGATTGAGTAGGGCAGGGGCGGCGTGCCCCTGCCCTCCAGGGAGTGAACTATGGCAAGCAAAGCGGCCATTGGCCGAGTACAGGCAGAAGCGATGCAGCGGCTGGCGGCGGCCACGCTCAAGCTGAGCGAAGTGTTGCAGGTTCCTCATGTGAACCTGGCCACCATTCGCGACCGCGATCCGAGCTATCAAGCCGCGCTCCGGCTAAAGGCGCTGGCCGACTGGGCCGACCATTTGGTCGGGGCCATTGAAAAGGGCCAGGAACAGCAGCGGGTTCCAAAACGCAAGCCGGCGCGGAAGCCTGCAGCGAAGACAGAGGACTAGCGACGCATGGGCAATTACGTAAGCAGTTCTGAGGTGCTCGACATTCGAGCGGTTTCGATGGTTGGCATCTCGGAGTCTTCCGTCGATACGCTCATCGCCGGGGTCGAGGCGCGCATTAACAGCGCGCTGAAGGCGCAGGGGTACGCAGACGTGCCGGCGACGGGCAGCAACGACATCGCCATGCTTAAAGAGCAGGTGCTCAAGAAGGTGGCGGCGCTAGCCTATATGGCGGCACGGTCGCCTGGCGACCTGCCCGGCTGGTGCGCGTCCTGGAACGAAGAGTTTGAGACGTGGTTCGACGCGCTGATGAACGGCATGGTGGTGCTGCTCGACCAGACGCCGTCCTATCCGTCTCAGCAGGCGTTGATCCACCGCTTACGTGTATTGCCGGAGGTGAGAGACGATGAATAACCGCAGATTGCGGTACGTCGGGCCGGTTGCGGAGGTCGGCTTTACCGGGCCGGTGACGAAGCGGGTCTATGTGGCTCGCCCCGACGAACCGTTCGAGGTCGACGCGCAAGATGCCGATGAACTGGTGCGCCGGTTCCCGGGGATCTTGCAGGAAGTGCGTGAGGGGAAGCGCAAGAGTGCCCGCCATCGTCCAGAAAAGGCGGATCAGGAGTCCGAGACGTAAAGCGCTGACTCACTTTCCGCCGCCACTGGCTGAACTGAACGCCGCGCTACGTGCGCATGGGAATGAGCTAAAGGCCGAGCTTGAAGACGTGGTATCGGACTGGTCTGACGAAAACCGACCCAAGTTCAAGGTCGAGGCGAAAACGACCGATCGCGAGCTGCGGGTCGAGGTCCGGCCTTACAAGCGCAGGCGGGCGTCGCAAATCTTCGCGTGGGTCGACGCCGGCACGCGCCCCCACGTCATCAAGCCTAAGCGAAAAAACAAGCGCGGACGGCTGGCGTTCAGAACCGAGTATCAGCCGAAGACGGCACCGGTCGCGCGAGCACACGTTGGGCCTGGCCGGGCGACCGGCCCCTGGGTGATGCCAAAGATGGTGCGGCACCCCGGCACGAAAGCGCGGCGTTTCTCCGAGACTATCCAGAAGCGGACCTACAAGCGGTTTCGCCGAACAATCGAAAACACGTTCCGCCGTCTTGCGCGGAAACAGACATAGGTGGAGTAGAACATGACCGAGGTCTTCCTGAGCAACGTGGAAGCCGTCATCGAAATCCAGGACAACGGAACCGGCAAGGGCAACCGCGCCATCCTGGATGTGACGACGGATGTGAAGCCGGCACTTGGCGGTTTCACGAAATCGCTTGGTGCCATTGCACGCAACTATCGCATCAGTCCGCGCACGAACCGGGCGGTTCCGCGACCGGTTCGTCGTGAACAGCCGGAGGCGATCACGCCCGAGTTGTCGTGCAAGATGATCGCGCTGAACTACATGGAGCGGTTTGGCGCGGATGATCGTTTCGCGCTGTATATCCGCCATCCGGCGCAGTACCCGACGAATCCGCTGGACTACCGGCGCGTGGACATTCTGACGGATGTCGCACTGGACAGCTTCAACTATCCGGACCTCGTGGCCGACGAGCCGAACACCGATGACATTGTGCTGACGGTCCCGCTCAACGCGGCGGCGCATGTCCGCGTTGTCCCGGTCGAAGGCAGCCAGCTCGTGACCGGGCTTTCGAGCGCAGACGACTGCGCGGTGAACGATGCTGTCGTTGACGACGACGGCACCATCTACGCCGTCACCGTCGCCGACGCGGTCGGTCTCAAGCCGTACCTGCTCAAGACCGACGACGACGGCGCGACCTGGTCCGAGATAGAGCTGACTGACCTGTCGACCGATTGCGCGGCCATTGTCGTTGCCGGTGATTATCTGGTGATCGCGGCGGGCACGACCATCGCCGTCTACGACAAGAACGGCACGCAGAAGAGCTCTTATACCGCTGCGAGCAGCGTCAACGCACTGGCGGCCATCGACGCGGCCAACATCATCGCGGTCGGCGCTGGCGGTCTGCTGCTCAAGTCCGAGGACGGCGGCTCGTCCTGGTCGGCCTTGACTTCCGGTGTGGCGACCGACTTGAACAGCGTCGCCGTCCGGCATATCTCCGAATGGTATGTCGGTGGCGCAAGCGGTGTGCTGCTGCGGTACTACAACGGCACGATCTCGCCGATCACGCTGCCGGGCGCATTGTCGACGGCCACCATCAACGCGATAGCGCTGCCGGATTCGCCGTCGGGCTTCAATCGTGAGGAAACAATCTACCTCGGGGCCAGCACCGGCTCCGTGTACAAGTCGGACGACAGCGGCGATACCTGGACCGAGGTCTCGTACCCGGGGTCCGGGGCTGGGGCTGTGACGCGACTGGCGTTCGTCGAGTTCCTGGGACAGGTGCTCTACATCGTCCACACGAATGCCGGCGGTGATTCGGTCCTGATCCGTGACTGGTCCGGCGGTGTTGGTGGAAACAACAATGCGGAGCAGGTGACGGTGCCGGCGAATAGTGGCTTCAACGCCATTGTTGCGGTCGACGGCAACAATGCCTACCTGCTCGGCAACGTGCACAGTGGGTCCGACATGATCGTCAAGGTCGAAAACTCGTAAGTGACCAGAGAGGGAAGGACCAATGACGCGCAAGGCGCGAGCACGTAAAGCTCAGCGTGCAGCACCCTCGACCGATCATCTGACCGTTGCCTTGTCGAGCGGTTATACGCTGGTGGTCAAGCGCCCGCCGCTGAACGTGATCCGGGCGATCACGACGAAGGCGGAGAAGCTGTATCCCGATCCAGACCCGCCAACGCAGACGATCCAGACGGTGACGGGTATGGAGTATACGGTCGCGGCGGACGGCGACGAAGCATACCAGGAAAAGCTCGAGACCGCCCGAAACCAACGGCTCGAGTATTTCCTCGAGTACGTGTTTCAGGAGTGCCTCGAGGTCCAGGGATACGAGACCGAAGAGGCCAGGCAGGAACTGATCGCCGCCTACGCCGACGAACGCGACAAGCTGCTCAAATGGGGCGACGTGCCGGAGGACATGCTCAAGCTGGACGACTGGCAGTTCACGCTCCGCATGTTCATCGTGGCCGATGCAAGCGATTATGCGGCGCTGATGCTGTCCGCGTCGAAAGCGTTTGACATAAACGACATTGGTGAGGAGGACCTACGCCAGCGCGTCAACTTTCTTTAACGTGACGTACAACGGCGTCCCGATCCTCGATGTCAAGCACCCGGCATTGGTCTCCCGGTCTGGCGTGTGCGGTGGGGCGGCTTGGCGCGATGCCCAAGCCGCACACACCATCCTGGGCGTCGATTACGACACCTTCCGAGCACTGCCTCGAGAACAGCGGATCACCGTGATCGCCCAGTATGAAATCATGTGGAGAGTCGAGGCGCTCGTAGCCTGGGAACGTGAGCAGGAGCGGCGGGCGCACAGCAAGAACGCAAGCAAAGGTCGACGGGTGAAAGTGTAGCAGGGTACCAGGCAGACGATGGGCAGGTTTCCTGAGAGCGGGATCGCTGCGGTTCTCGACCTGAGCAAATGGTCTCCGAACGTCCGCCAATACCTCAAAGATGTGGACGCGATGGACAAGGCCGACGCTCGGGCTGAGAAGACGGCGCTACGTACCGCCAACGCCAAAGAACAGCTTTTTAAGTCGCTGTTCAAGAATATCTCTCCACTGCCCCCATCGTTGCAGGCCGCGGCCAGCAGCTTTCTCAACTTCGGGAAAGCGGCGGAAGGGGCCGAGGCGGGGGTTGCCGGGCTGTCGCTGTCGCTTGGCTCGACCACAGTCGCGTTGGGGGTCGCTGCCGCTGCTGCCGCCGTTGCTACAGCCGCGTTTGTGAAACTGGGGATGCGCGGGGCGGCCATGCCCGGCGTGATCAAGGCATTTGACGTTGGCGCTGCAAAGGCGGGCGTTTTCAGTGACGTGCTGCTCAAGGACCTGCGCAAAGCGTCCGCTGGAACGGTCTCTGACATGCAGCTCATGAAGACGGCGAACCTGGCCCTGGCTGGCGCAAGCGAGGAAGTCGCCAGGGCGCTAGGACAGGGCGGGCTGGCCGGATTGATGGAGATCGCCCGCGCGCAGGCCAAAGCCACCGGGCAGGACGTGGATTACCTGTTCAACTCGCTGGTCACCGGTGTGAAGCGCAGTACACCACTGCTCATCGACAATACGGGCCTGGTGATCAAGGTTGGCGAGGCGAACAAGAAGTATGCCGAGTCCATTGGCAAGACGGTCGACCAGTTGACGGCTCAAGAGCGCCAGATCGCACTGCTCAATGCCACGTTGGAAGCGGGCGCGGGCGCAGTTGAGGCGTATGGGAAGGGATCGCTCCAGGCATCCGAGCGCCTGGCGCAGATCAGCACGAAGATCACGAACCTGCTTGACCGTGCTGCGATTGCCGTCCAGCCGCTGTTTAACTTCCTGCTCGCGATCGCCAACACCTTGCTCGCGTTGATCATTGCGCCGATCCGGGACCTGCTGCTGCCGATCATCTACCAGGTCAGTAACGCAATTTTCGGGCCGCTGACAATGGCCTGGGAAGGCTTGACGGCTGGTCTCCGGGATATGTTTGCGCCCATCCTGCACACCGTCCACCGTTGGCTGGTGCTAATCGTCGGCATGATTCGGCTGTGGGGCGAGGCGTTCAAGTGGCTGATCAAGCAGGTCGGGAAGGTACTCGGGCCGTTCAAAGACGTCATCAAGAAATACATCATTGAGCCGCTGGCCAAGCTGCTCGACCCGGCGTCGTTCGCTAAGTTCGCCGGTGCCGTCTTCGGCGCGTTCGCCAGCGGCATTCTGTGGGCGGCGAACAACCTGATCTTCCCCGCCGTCATCGGGATCGCGGAGTTCATCCGGGACTTCCTCATGGGCTTTTCCCCGCCGAGAAAGGGGCCGCTCAAGGACATCGACAAAGGTGGCGCAAACGTCATGGCGGCGTGGCTGGAAGGGTTCACCGGTGTTTCGTTGACCCCGGTTGCGGCTATGGCGGCGCGCGTGGATGCCGAGCTAGGGAGCATCGGCAAGCTGTCATATAAGGAGGTTCAGGACCGGCTGGCGGCAATGGACCGGGCGCTCCAGCCGTTTATCGACCACCTTGAGATTGCCAAAGCCAAAATGAAGGCGATCACCACGCCGCTCAAGGCGGCGCAAGAGGCGATCCGGAAACGGCTCGACCAGACGGTCAAGGCGTTTCTTGCGGGTGAGGCGACGGCGGCGCAGGTGCGGGCGCTCGACCGCCAGAACGAAGTCATTGCCAGGCGGCTCGGCATGTTTGAGGACATGACGGCAGAGGCGCAGCTACAACTCAACATCATGAAGGCGCGGCAGGCCGTCGAGCGCGCCTTGCTTACCATTCAGGCGCGGCGGACGAAGGCTCAGGAAGAAGCGGCGCAAAAGGTAGAGAAGATCGCCTCGAAGGTCGCGAAGACCAAGGGTGGCGCAGGCACGGTCACGGCAGCTGCGGCGGGCGGCGGTCTTAGTTGGGAAGACTTGACTCAACAAGACCCCACCGGCTCGTTCCTGGGCGTCACCGACCAGGAGATACAGGAACTGTGGGGCGATTTGAGCCGAAACTTCACCGAAGGGTTGGACATGACGGGTGTCGGCGCGCAGCTCGCTACGTTCGAGCAGAACCGGCAAAAGCTGTCTGAAATCTTCGGTGAAATCGGCCAGACCAAACCGTTCCAGACGCTCACGGACACGTTCAACAGTGTCTTCGGCGACCAACCCGGATCGGTGCGGAATATCGTTGCCGGCTTTGTCGATACGGTCACGAAATGGTTTGACGAAGACCTGAAAGGCATCTTCGACGGCTTCTCGCTCGACACGTTCAAAACGACGTTCCTGGATGTGTTCGGCATTTTGCCCGGCACTGTGTCCTGGCTGATCAGTGCGTTCAAGGGTGTTGCTATCGGGATGTTTGACATCGGCGGGAGTGTCACGAAACTGTTCGACGACTTCTCACTCGATACGTTCAAAGAGACGTTTAACACCGTCTTCGGGGAAGAGGGGAAGCTGCAAGAGCTACTCAACAAGGGCAAGGAGTTCCTCTCCGGCCTGCTGAAATGGGAAGAGGGCGGGACGCTGTACGACCTGGTCAAGAAGGTGGCCGATAACTTCGAGAGCGTGTTCTTGTCGCCAATCAAGGGCGCGCTCCAGGCGTTGCTCGACGCTTTTTGGGGCGTGCTGGACTGGATTGCGGACCAGTGGAATAGCCTCATTAGCCAGATCGACAAAGCAAACACGTATGATTTGCTCGATCCCTTTATTCCGGATTCTGGCATACATGCGTTGAAATTCTCGCTCGGCGAGCCACCGCAGCTAAGAAGTGGCGGTTTCGTGCTCGGCGGGCCGTCCATTGTCCATAGGAACGAGCTGCTCGTCCACTCCGTTTCCCCTTACGCCGTCTTCCCGGCCAGATGGGTAAGCGCAATGGAGCGTATTGCTGACACCATCGCTGTCTGGTCTCCTCCGCCGGCGCTGACACCCGCGCCAGTGGTTGTCGAGCGGCAAGCGGGGATGGTGGTTAACCAGAACTTCCACGGGCGGGCGGACCCGACGTCGATGAGGCGTGCCGTCTACGAGTTGCAGGCGTTGGGGGTGCTTGGATGAGCGCGAACTTCTACGTCAATATCCTGGACAGTTCCGGAGATATCGCGGCGATCTGTGACATGGCGGTGCTATCCGCGTTGCGCTACGAGCGGAAACTGAACAGCGTTGGTGTGGCGTCTTTCACCTTGCCGGCTGATGACGCCCGGGCCGCGCTGATCCACAAGCATACGTGGTTTGAGATTTTCCGGTGTCCGGACCTGACAACGACGCAACACGAGGGGACCTACATGGTGGTCCTCCGGGACCGGTTTGTTGACGATGACGGCGTGGAATGGCTCATCGTGTCCGGGGCCAGCCTGGAGTACCTGCTCAAGCAGCGGATCATAGACCCGCGCAATGACCCGCTGGCCGCCGGCGGCTGGAGCACAAAGCAAGACGCCGTCGACTCGCTCATGGCTGAACTGGTCTCCGAACAGGCCGGGCCAGGAGCGTCGGCGCACGGGTCCACGCCGTCGCAGCAGATTCCCGGCCTGACCGTGCCGACGCCGGCGGGCGTGGGGGACGTGGTGCCGTTTCGGGATGCGTGGAGCGAATTGCTGGACGCACTGCAACGGCTGGCAGCAAAAGACCGGATGGACTTCCGGATTGAACGCACGTCGGGCACGGCGCTGCAATTCCTGGCCGAGACCATCGGCGAGGACAAAACGAAGACGGCCAATTACCCAGGCTCGCCCTATGTGACGCTGTCGGCGGACCTCGGAACGCTGAAACTGCCGCGTCTGACCGAGGATTGGCGAGAGGAAAAGACCGTCGTGTACCTGCTATGCCGCGGCGCGGGGGACAACCGGGAGTTTTACGGCAGCCTGGCGTCCAATTGGTCGGAGACGGTCTACAGCTACGCGGCAGTCGTGAAAGATGTGCGTGAGGCGGAAAATGCGACCGAATATATCGAACAGGCGGAACAGGAACTGTTCAACCACCGGGCCAAGCAGTCCTTTTCGTTCGAGACCGAACGACCGGGCGAACTGTACCGGGACGTCTGGGACCTCGGCGACTTTGTGACGGTTACGTGGGGCGACTATGAGGCGGATATGCGGATTGTGTCGGTGATCGTCGATGTGCTCGACGACGGCGAAAAAGTCAAGGTCGCGGTGCGGAAACGTTATGAGTAAGTCGCTGCTCGAAGTTTTCGATTACCAGTGGCGCGAACTGCGGACGGCGGTCGCTGACCTGCGAAATGACGTCGACCGCTATGCTCGGAGAGAGCGAGCAGAGGTCGCGGCAAGTGTGCCGGTCTATGCCACAACCGGAGATTTGCCGGCGGCTGGTCAACTGGGACGGCTGGCGGCGGTCCAGGCGGACTCTCGCTTGTATTTCGATAACGGAACGTCTTGGGTCGTGGTGGTCTGATGACTGGTGAGAACGAATACCTGATCAGCTCTGACGGGCAGATGTACCCGCTGTCGTACTTCGGGGCGATAGTGACGGGTCTGGGCAACGTTCCGGTCGAGTACCGGACCCGCGAAAGCTACGGCCAGCATAGCGTCACGGTGGACGGCTTCAAGCTAACCCCGAGGACGATCAGCTTCTCGTTCCCGCTGCACGGGCGCAGCCGTCAGGCGCTGTGGGACCGTCGCCAGCGGCTGATCGAGGTGCTCAATCCTGAGAAAGGAGTAGTCACGTACCGTCACGTCATGCCGGATGGGTCGCGGCGCGACATCGACGGCTGGCTGGACGCCAGCTTGAGTCTGGCCGAGTCTGAGGACGGTCGCGGCAACAGCGTCGGCTTTTCGTTGTTCTGTCCCGACCCGACGTTCTATGACCCGCAGGCGCAGTCCGAGAACGTCGCAGCGGTTGAAGTTACGGCTCTGATCTTGCCGTTCTATCTGCCGGACGAATTGTGGTTCGGTGGGGGAACGACGCTGGTGGCAACGGTGAACAACCCGGGCACTTGGCGGGCGTATCCGGTGTTGACGATCACGGGGCCGTATCAGCGTTTGGTCTGTAGCAACGAGACAACGGGGGCGACATTTACGCTTGGCGTTGCGCTAGATATCGGGGAAACGCTTGTCGTCGACCTCACACCAGGACAACAACGTGTTACTCGAGGCGGCGTCAATGCGTTGGATGAAATCGAGTCTGGCAACATCGTCGATTGGCTCTTGGCCCCTGGTGACAATGTGCTCTCGTTCAGTGGAGCTGGACTTACAGACGTCTCGCAGGTCAATGTGTCGTTTCAGGCTCGGTATGTAGCACTATAGCAGGCAGGAGCGATCATGGCGCGTTACTCAATGTTTTGGGAAGGCAACTCGTCGCTTGGTGGCACGGGCGACTGTGGGCCGTACTCCGGGGACCAATTCACCGAGTTTGTGAAGGCGATCTTTGCCGAGAGGACCGGGGTCTTGTCCGGCCTAAAAGTGACGGAAAGTTCTCCGGCGGCGAAGTCGATCGACGTGTCAGCGGGCAAGATGGTCATCTATGGACACATTCTCGTGCTGGATGCCAGCTTGACCCTCACCATCAGCGACAACACATCCGGGAATCCACGCATTGACCGGGTCGTCGCGGAATGTGATTGGGCGAACAAAACAATCACGTTGAAGGTGCTGGAGGGGACACCTTCGGCGTCGCCGTCCGCCCCGACGTTGACGCAGAACGCCGGTGTGCTGTGGCAGGAATCGCTGGCGCAAGTGAGCGTGGCGGACGGCTTCGCGTCGATCACGAATGCTGAGATTACCAGGGAGCGAAGCTGGGCGCGAGAGCACTGGCCGGGAGAGATCAAACCGTCGGTGCTGAGTGCGGCTCCTGCTGGTTGGCTATTGTGTGATGGGAGCGCCGTCTCGCGGGACACCTACGCCGACCTATTCGATGCCATTGGCACGACGTTCGGTGCCGGAGACGGCTCGACAACGTTCAACCTGCCGGACCTGCGGGGTCGCGTCTTCGCCGGCCTGGATAACATGGGCGGCAGCAGCGCCAACGTTGTCACCGATACCTCGGCTGATAGCCTCGGCGGGGCGATGGGTGAGGAAACACATACGCTGGCTGTAGGCGAGATTCCTTCGCACACCCACAGCCTCGAAGGTTATCCCCATTCGGCGCATGGGTCGGCTGCGAAGTCCATCAACGCATTGTCTGATCCCGATGGATCGCAATATACGGTCGGTTCTACGGCAGCGGCTGGTGGTGGTGGCGCGCACAACAACATGCAGCCGACCTTTTTCGGCAATTGGATTATCAAGACCTAGTCCTGAGAGGTGAAGTGATGGTCAATCTGAGAAACGTTGCGGTTCCGAGTGTCGCCAACCAGGCGTTCGTGCCGTTGGCGGTCGAGGCAGGGATCGAGGAGGTCATCGCGTCGCTGGTGCCGTTGGCGAAAGACAAGCGCACCTTGCTGGTCGAGCTGGTTGGTGCTCTTGAGAACACGAACCCGGCGCTGGCGGCGGCGCTGAACATGGACACCTTGGATGCCATCTTGCGCTTCATGGCATCGAAGGCGAAATCGCCGGTCGTGCTGACCCGCGATTTGCCCGAAACCGTGCATCAACCGGGGCCGGCTAGCGTATCGGCGGCGCGCGATGGGGGCGATCCGACGCAAGTCAATGTGACGTTCAGTGAACCGCCTGCTGGCTACAAGTATGCGATCTATGTCGATGCCGTGTTGAGCAAGGTAGGGTCATTGGCTGCTGACAGTGGGTGGGTGAACGAGGCGGTGACCGGTGTGCCCGATGATGGGCAGACGCACACGATTCGTGTGCTGTACATCACGCCTGAGAACCACATCACGTTGTTCGGGCCTATTGCCTACGTGTAA